TTGCCTATTTCTTACTTTATCTTTAGAAGAAAAAAATACGCCCCAGAGGTCGGCACGTACTATAGCTACGATATCGTAGCTTATGGCCTGCTCCATCAAGGCCCCGTGCAGATCCTCCAGGACGTATCGACCGATGCGGAACTGGTCTTTCGCATGGTCATGGCATTCAACAGGTATAGCCTCTCACCGCTGCACCTAAAAGATGCCGTTCTGGATATGCTAGAGTAAGTCCTTGCCGGGTAGGAGGCACCAACTCCTACCCGGTTTTCTTATTATATCATACTTCCATAAGTATAAAAACGGTTACTTATAACAAATATATACTTATGGAATTATACAATACTTCCGGTAGTATAAGTATAATGACCATACCATGAAAAGGGGTGAGGTCATTGGCATACTCAGAGGCACAGAAGGAAGCGACCTCTCGCTATAACAAAAAGGCGTATGACAGAATTGACCTCATTGTACCGAAGGGAAAGCGACGGATAATTGCAGAATATGCAAAGTCTCAAGGGAAAAGTACAAATAGATTTATAAACGAGGCGATAGACAAAGCAATGGAGGAAGCTGGCACTTAGTATGCCAACTTGACTACATTATTCTTTCGGGCCTCCAAGTCCACATGAGTGTAGATTTGGGTAGTGGATAATTTGGCGTGACCCAACTGGTCCTGCACTGAGCGAATACTAGCTCCACCCTCCAACAAGGCTGTGGCGTAAGTGTGTCGGGCTTTGTGCGGAGAAAGCTGTTGCACCTGCTGATCCTTTGGTAGAGTGGCGTTAAGATCCCGAAGGACGGCGGCATAACGATGGGCGAATACAGGTGGCCTCAAGAATCCGCCGTCAGGCCCTGGGAGGACATAAAGGCCGTTTTTGGGGATTGACTTAACCACATCGGTACCTGCGTCATTTAGGGCCACCACGCGTTCTCTCCGGCTCTTGGTAGTATCGACCAAGGCGTACTTTCGGCGACGCTTCACTTGGCCTGTCTTATCTGGATGCATGAGAGCGTCTGGGTCGTCGTTCTCGACCTCGGCTACTACCCGGCGAATGGTGAGGGTACCAGCTTGGAGATCAACATCGGACCACATGAGGCCGCACAGCTCCTCGGTGCGCAGTCCGGTATAGAGGGCCAATTCCACATAAGCCCCCCATTTGTGAGAGGGAGCGTAAGTGAGGATGGCACGTACTTCCTCTAGGGTATGTACCTTTGGGGGTTTCGCTGGGTCCCGGGTGAGGGATATATCTTCTGCTGGATTGGCCTTACACAGACGGTTTTTTCGTGCGGACTTGAAGATACCGTTGAGGCAGACCTTGATCTCATTTCGAGCTGAGTGGGATAAACTTGCAGCCTTTGCAAAGATCTGTTCGATGTGTACAGGCCGCACGGAATCCAGTTTCATACGCCCGATCTCTGGTAAAATAAATTTTTCGATATAATACTCATAGTTTTCGTATGTTTTGGGGGCGACACGCCCCTTTTTACTGACTTCAAGCCAAGTGCGGGTCCATTTTTCTACAGTCTTGACGCTCTCAACCGCTTCGCCGCCACTCTCTCTCAGCCAGTCCCTGTATTTCTTTTTGGCACCGCGGCCATCTTTATCTTTGGAGTAAAAGGAGAGGGGGGTGGTGCGACCTTCAACTTTGACGCGAAACTCCCAACGACCGTCTTTTCTTTGCCTCAAACTACCTTCCCCATTGGGGTTTTTACCAGTATACATTGACTTTCCTCCTTTTGCATGGCAAAATAGAGGAGCAGTAGGCCGTACAAAGTTTACTGCTCCTCTAGAACCGCCTTGGGTGCCAGCCCAGGGCGGTTCTTTTATTTTTTAATAAATTCCATAATATCTCCAGGCTGGCAATTTAAGTAATCACATATACGGTCTATTGAGCGAGTATCTATATTCCCTTCGTCTTTTCTAATTTTATCTAGTGTTGCTGTTCCGATAACTTTATCGCGCTTTAAATGGTATAGACTGATTTGTCGTTCATTTAGCAGGACTAATAGTTTTTTAAAAGATATTGCCATACACGTCCAACTCCTATAGTAGCATCTGAAAGTCACTGCGAAAACCTAAAGATAGGTCAATTATACACAAAGAGTAGACCTAAATATTGGTCATTATTCTGCATTTACTTTGACCTAGAGATAGGTTATTATAGTTGACAGAAAATGCTCTATTACAACTGAATAATCAGACAGGATACCTGCTGGATAGGGAAGTCCGCAAAATGCGGGCCAAGTTCAGTATAGCGTCGTCAAGGCCGTGCCGGGTACAAGGATGGGATTCCTGACAACTGAAAAACAATATGAAGGAGGGTAATACATGAAACTGGAGGATGTAAGATATTCTATCCCCACGGATATCCTCACAGCCACCATTGAGGCAATGCGGGACTTAAAAGCATACTATGAAAATGATGCCTGTGCTCTGGCCTGGATAAATGGCAAGCAGGCGAGTGAACTAGCCCAAGCGCGTTTAGAGTCCGCAGAAGTTGCCACTGGACTGTATGGCTTCTATGGGGCACTGTAAGGGCGCAAAGGTGCCTTGGTTTTGCGGCTGGGGCATTTTGCTTGGTACAGGATGTTGGTAGCATCCTGTATCGTATTCGCCTCCGGTGTTGGTAGCACCGGGGGCGGTTTCTTACAACATATTACATTGACAAACACCTTTGTTTTGTATATACTATAGCCAAGCTAACTCGTGAAGGATAAAAGCTGGGTTCCCGAATGGGAGTAGGTGGCATCACCAAGAATCCCAAGCTCCTGGGGTTAGCGTCTTTTTTTCTTTAGCTGCTCTTTGAGACTTCGGATAATATTTCTGGGGTCTTTTTTTATTTCATCCGCAATAAAGTCGATGGCTTGAATCGAATAGCTATATGTCGGCGCAGCATTGACCCTAAATATGTAGCAAAATTTAGGGTTTTCTTTCATGGAGTAGTAAGTAGTAAATAAATTGAAGTGATACATATTGAAGGAGACCGCAGATCCATTGTATAGCAGTTGAACTTTAGCCCGTAAAAGCCGGCTATTTACCTCTTTTAGGCATTTTTTAGCGGTATATTTAAAAGAGTCGTTTGGGTCTTTAAGTTCTTTAATTATTTGTATTTTTGCATCCGAATCATTCGCTATACCAAAGGTTTCTGTAGCCTTTCGCCTATCCTTTGTAAGGTAATGATAATGTTCGACACGGATAGCAAAATCGCTATTATTATGCAAAATTTCTGAATCAATTACTTTGCTTGTTGATAGTAATTTTTCTGAGATTTGCCCTGGGTATTTAGCCCTTATCTCTGCTTCGTTTAACCCACACATACTCACAGATAGCGCTAAAAAATTTTGCGGGACTACGGATGTCATATCTATCCCATGAAACTCAGACATTTTTTCCGTAAAATTAAATATACATGCTTGAAAAAGGGGGATATATACCATCTCATATTCTTCCACGATAAAATGAGTACTTGTATTCCGAAGCTCGACTATGCGCAATAGGTTTTTGCGAATTGGGGCATGCTCATTTGTAAAAACTATTTTAATACAATTTTCTAACGTAATAGTGCGATTTGGGTTATCCTTATAATAAATTTCATGTTCACCTAATGTATTGATGATGTGAGCCTTGAGCATAAGCTCCCAGGCGTTACAGATAAAAAAGCTAAACCCCTCGACCCTGTATCGGATAGACGGTTTATTGTATACCTCAATAGCTAAAAGGAAAGCTTCTTTGGATTTATCAAGCAACTTCTCTGCAATAACAGAATTGGTAGCCATGTTTCTAGTCCCCTCCTCTCTATTTTACTGCTCCTCCGCGGCAGGTTACTAAAAATACAATTCTGTCGCTAGATTCCCGTGCGTGTACCAACAAACAGCTTTGCGCATGAAGTCCTCAGTCACACCAAAATATTCAGCCAAATCCCACAGATCTGTATGTCCATCAGCCACGGCTTGATCCAGATCATCAGCGGACAAGCGCAGTTCAATGGCTCGTTTATCCGCACGGTTCTCATGCTTTTTCCGAATATCGCAGGCGGCATACTCGTTATAGAACGACCCTGTATCACAATGTCCGATTTCGTGGAGCCCTTTTACTAACTCGTCGGCATCGGACAAGAGGGTAAAGGGGTCAATCGCAATAAAGCATTTGCAATCTGATACTCGCATAACAGATATACTTTCAAGCCCATCGCAGTCTAAATTGTACCAATAAACATCATACCCCTGCTGTTCGGCGTACTCATACAGTTCAACTACATTATTTATTTTTTTCGTTTTCTTGGGCAAATTTTGCGAACTGTCTAACGCGGTCGAGGACATCATCGTCTATCTCCCTTGTGCCCCACAAAGCAAATTTAATATCATCGTCGCTGACTTTGCGCTCACCCTCCTGGGTGGGCGCTTTTTCTTTTTCACCTGTTAGTTCTGATACGGGTACGCCGAAGTAGTCAGCCACTTTTAAGGCCGTGGCGTGGTTCGGTTTACTTCCTGTTTTCCACCTCGACACAGTAGGCTTTGCAATACCAATTTCCATGGCTACAGCAGACGGAGATTTGTTAACAGAATTACATAAGCGAACATAGTTATCATAAAACACAAAAACTCCTCCATATTTTTGGACATAAACACAAAGTTGTTTTTGTTATCATTTTTAACTTGACAGTTGCGTTTGATAGCGTTATTATATTCTTGCGAGTTGCAAATGATAACAAAATACCAGACCCCGGAGAAAACTCCCGTGTCAATCGCTTTTATGTATCTCGCAAATCCATAATAGCATAGGCTGTTAACTTTTGCAACTACAAATTTTGACTAGAGCGGTGGAAAAATAAAACCGGGAGCGAAATAACACTCCCGGTAAGCACCTAACCCTCCTTATTCACAGCTAATCTACTTTCGCCGGTTAGCTAAGGCGATGGCAGCAAGAGAACGGATCTCCTTACACCAATGGTGCATCAATCGTCCTGCTAAAGAAGCGATTTCAGCGGATGTACGGAAATTATTCTTCATGCAGTCACCTCCTTTGGAACGGAATCGTGGGGGATTCCCATTCTCTTCCCATTCTTCCAGATAGGTGCTTATTAGAAGTATACCAAAACGGCACGTTTTAGTCAACATATTAAACTATAGGGGGTGTAAATTTTGCCGGAAGCATGGACCGGGAATCTCATCGGGAAGATGCACAACAAGGGAATTACATACGATGACCTTGCCGAAGAAATGGGGGTAACTAAGTCTTACATTTCTATGATTCTGAATGGGAAGCGAAAACCGCCTGGAATTAGGGGCCGGATGGATGCGGCAGTAAACAATGTGGTCCTGCGAAGAAATGGTGTCACTGTTGATGATCTTCTTAGTGAGCATGATACCAAAGATAAAGCCCAATAAACAGGGCAATAAAAAACTCTTCCTTGACTTGGGGGGAAGAACAAGTAAATAAAGATGCCCCGCCGGGTGGACGAGACCCAGCGAGGCGGCAAACCTAATTGACGGAACCAATCAGGCTTGCAGGAAGATTATACCACATCCTCCTTCAAGCCGCAATAAGAAGGAGGAAAAAAGAATGTCCGATTTGACCGTAAGAGAACTAAAGCGTGATGCAGCCCGCGTCAAGCACGAAGTGGACGAGCTGGATCGGGTGGCTTACGGAATGACCTTTGATGAACTGATCCGGTTACTGGCCGGGCAGAAGCCCGAGAGCACCAATGGAGAAAAGGATGACAATGGATGGGGGTGAGGAATTGTTTTTGTCAAAAAGAGAAATGCTCTCCAGAATCGAAACATTGGAGAGTATGGTAGTGAAACTAATTGCACAGAAAGACGCTTTTGAAGATACTTGCCGTGTTTGTGAACGCCATAATACGGCTTATATCGATGGAAAACTCATTGAATATTGCAACCTTTATGCAAGTGAACATTGCAAACACTTTAAGGGGATTGAAGGTTTTCCCAAATCATGCGAAGCAAAGCCCACAGTGGATTAGAGAGGAAAGCTCCAGCTAACGATGAAAATATAGCAATCTTCCAATCGTGCCAGTCGGCCCGCCTTTTGTCGGCTATCTCGTTTTCTTTATATCGCAAGTAGTTTCGGCCACGCTCACGAATAAAGCAACATTCGAGTGTGTGTTTTTCGGATGGTGTCATTATTTTGATGAGATCCAATTCCCTTAATCTGAGCGCACAATTCTGATTTTCTTTTGTTACCTGAACGTAATCCTTTTCGCATTTTTTGAGAAGTGAAAATTCTTTCTTGTTTAGGGCAATTACAGGGAAATCATCCTTTTTGGCATCTCGCTGACGTTGCCATTCCTGATATTCCATATCTGTTTGATGTCGGTCATTTGGATTTGTCGGGATAAACATATCATCACCTCAACGGTGATTGTACCAAAATTAACCATAGTAATCAACAGAAGGAGGAATTACATGCCTGCAAAATGGACTGCTGACCTTCTGGGTGAGATGCACTTGGCCGGGATCACAGCTAAGCAGCTCGCCGCAGAGGTCGGATGGAACCCAAAGTATCTTAGCGTTGTGCTGAACGGCCACAAGGAGCCGAAGGGGGCGGAGTAAAAACTAAATACAGCTCTTGGGAGACTTGTTTCTGGACAGATTCAAGATACCACAGAGCAAGTCCAATAAACAGGACAATAAAGCCCGCCCCTGACGGGGCGCGAGGTAAAGGGGGTGAAACCGATGAATGCAGAAAAGTACCTGGAAGAAAAGGCAAGACTGTCCCAGGCACTAAACGGGCAGGAGAACCTTGACAGCGCGGTAACTGCCATTACCGATGTGCTGAAAAAGTACAACCTGAACCTGATGCCTGGAACAGCCTTTGATGTGATGTGCTTTACCTTAGAGACGATGCACCTGGGGAATTACGACTTAAAGGCAAAGATGCTTAAAGAGTGCGGGCTGTGATTGCGGGGACAAGCATGCGTGGTTCCCCCCGCTCCAAATTCCATTTGATAATGTGCTGATTGAAGTCGGAAGTTCTTGACATTATATCGCGCAGAGATGCCCATGACTGTTTATCCATCTGCTTTTTGCATTGTGGGCATACAGGTGGATTTTCAGCAGAACTTTTCTGAAATTCGGCCTCGAAGATGCAGCCGCATTCACATGAGATCGTCGCTTGAACAAACATGATTTCACCTCCCTTCTGCGCCCAGTATACCACGGCAAGGAAGGGAGCACAACAAAAAGCGCCCCGGCCAGTGTCGTAACACCGACTGAGGCAAAAAGGAGGACGTTATGGAGAATTTGGAACCGCGATTTACGACCGAAGAGGTCGCAAATCGCTACGGAGTAAAAATCACAACAGTTCAGCGGTGGGTGAGGGAGGGGCGTTTGACCGCTCTAAACTTAGGCGGAAATCGGTATGGGCCTTATGTATATCGTCCCTCAGACCTAGAGGAATTTGAACGGAAGACAGTCAGGGAGGCGGTATCTATATGAAAAACCGTACCCGAAACGAGCGCCGCCGTGCCCGCCGGGAAGCTGTGAGCGCGGTAGTGTTTACCGCCTGCATTATCCTCTGCTGTGGCTTGCCTAACTGGCTGGAGGTGTGGCTGTGCGCTATCTGATTACCAGCGTCTTGTCTCTTGGCCTGCTGCTGGCTCTGGTGCTGCTGGTGGAGGGCATCAGCGCCCAGGAACAACCGTCCATTGAGACCCCGGCGGCAACCACCACCCAAGCCCCTACGCCCACCGGCCCGCTCACCATCCAGGTCACCGGCCTGGAGGGCGCGGAGAGCATCGACGATGTGTGGGCGGTCATCACTATCCCACAATGAAAGCGCCGCTCCCCGGTGTGCGAGACCGGAGGGCGGCAAGAGAAAGAACATCTGCCCTTATTTTAGGGCACGAAGGAGGGAAAGTCAATGCTGAATACTAGAAATATTTCCGCCCTGCTGCGCTGGGCGATGGAGAATATCGGCTATCCAATCGACGAGATTAACGCCCTGGACGGGACAGTACATATCCGCCTCTCGGATGGCCGAACCGGATTCCTTTATATGGGTGAGGACGGTTGCCCCAGGGCGGTGCTTCCGGCGATTGCCTGATATGGAGTGGTGGCTACCGTTTTCGCCATACCGGGATATACAGCAAGACCCAATTGCAGGGGATTGTCCAAATTGCGGAGCAGAACTTTACCAAAACGAAGAAATGTGCCAGAAATGTAAGGAGGAACAAAATGACACTGTATGAAATTGACCAGGCGATTCAAGGTCTGGTAGACCCGGAGACAGGGGAACTGATGGACTATGAGGCGTTTGCCGCGCTCCAAATGGATCGGGACGCCAAGATTGAGAATATGGCCCTTTGGTACAAGGATTTGATGGCCGACGCCAAGGCCATCAAGGAGGAGGCGGACACGCTCAATGAGCGCAGAAAGGCCCTGGAGAACAAGGCGGAACGGCTGAAATCCTATCTGTCCCTTGCATTGGACGGCGAGAAGTTCCAGACGTCCAGGTGCTCCGTCACTTTCCGCAAAACCTCGTCCGTTCAGGTGTCCAATTCGGAAGCCCTGATCCGCTGGCTGGAGCAGAACGGCTATGACGCGGAGTGCGTCAAGTACAAGGAGCCGGAGGTCAGCAAAACTGGAGTTGGTAAGCTCATTAAAGACGGTGTTCTAGTCCCCTACGCCCACATTGAACAGGGCAGAAGTGTGGGGGTGAAGTGATGGACAAGTTCCGTCTGCTGGAGGCTTCCGACATTGAGGTGAAGGTCAAGCAGGTCAAACAGAATGGGGCGGTTCTCCTGCTTTATAAGACGGCCAGGACAGACATGGATATCCTGGACGAGACGGTTGGATCTGAAAACTGGACGAACGATTACCGGGAAATCAAAGGGAACCTGTATTGTGGGATTGCCATCCGTGAGGGAGACGCCTGGACGTGGAAGTGGGATTGTGGAATAGAGTCCAGAGAGGACGGCGAGGGCAACGAGAAAAAGGGAGAGGCAAGCGACGCATTCAAACGTGCTGGTTTCCGATGGGGCATCGGCAGAGAGCTCTATACCGCCCCGTTTATTTGGGTTCCCTCCGAGAAAATGAACATCCTGGAATCCAATGGGAAGTTTCGTACCTTCGACACCTTCTCGGTTGAGAAAATTGCTTATGGTGACAACCGTAGGATTTCTGGTTTATCTATCCTGAACAACCGGACAGGAAAGCGGGCGTTTGTATGGGCTATGAGCTGATAAACGAGATCGGCGCAAAGTCCGCACTCCTGGATAAGGCGATTGGACAGCTCGGGGCTCGAGGCAAGGCATATGCGCAGGCGGAACGCGATTACAGGGTAGCCCTTCGAAAAGCTGTGCTGGAAGCTAGGGCGGAGGGCACGCCTGTAACCATTATCTCTGATATTTGCCGTGGTGACGCGGAGATCGCCCGACTACGCTTGGAAAGAGATATTGCGCAGACAGTGTACGAATCCGCACGGGAGGCCATACAAGGCTACAAGCTGCAAATTCGCATCTTGGACGCGCAGTTGGAAAGGGAGTGGGGGCGTGCATCGAGAGACTAGGGCCACCGCCATATCCGCCGCAACTAAAAAGGCCGTATGGGAGCGGGACTTTGGGCGGTGCGTACTCTGCGGCTCCATCAACGCAGGGCCACACTGTCATTACATACGGCGCAGTCAGGGCGGTCTTGGAATTCCAGAGAATATTTGGACAGGCTGCCAGCGGTGCCATGCGGCATTTGACAACGAGGGGGCGGATGGTCCGCTTCATAAGCAGATGCAGGACTACCTCCGCACTTTATACCCAGGATGGGATGAATCAAAATTGATATACAAGAAAGAAGGGCCAAAATGCTAAATAGGGTTGTGATCCAGGGCCGTATTGGAAAGGACATCGAACTGCGTCACACACAGTCCGGTGTCTCGGTGGTCAGTTTCTCCGTCGCGGTCGACCGGGATTTTAAGGACAAGGCCACTGGTGAAAAAGCCGTCGATTGGGTTAATGTGACCGCATGGCGCTCCACGGCGGAGTTTGTAAGCAAATATTTCTCCAAGGGCCGCATGGCTGTGGTAGACGGCAGATTGCAAACCAACATCTGGACAGACAAGGACGGGAACAAGCGGTCGAGCCTGGAGGTTGTGGCTGATAGTGTGTACTTTGGCGACAGCCGGAAGAAGGAATCGGAGGGGAACGCACCAGAATCTGACCTTCCAGAACAGAATGGGCAGGAGTTCTCGGAGGTGGACGACGACGGAGAGCTCCCGTTCTAGGGCGGTGATGGGTTGACTTACATTGATTACCTTAATGAGTTCAACCGTTGGATCGAAAACAACCACTTGACGCTTCCGGCGCAGGTCTTGTACTTCAGGTTGCTGAACGTATTTAACCGGGCTGGGTGGCCTGAGTGGGTTCCGGTAGACACCATTCGGTTGCAGGTAATGACAAATGGATTGTCAAAGCCATCCGCTTACAGAGCGAGAGACGAGCTTGTAAAGGCTGGATTTATCCGATACAAGCAAGGGAAAAAAGGGGCCCCGAGCCGCTATTCCTTATCGGAACAATCAAATTCTGGTATTGATTCTTTACAGGAAACGTTACATAAACCTTTACAGTTTCCTTTACAGAATCCTTTACAAGAAACTTTACCCATATATAAGACTAAGACTAAGACTAAGACAAAAGAAAAGACTCCTACGGAGTCAAAAAGAAAAGTGTTTGTTCCTCCCACGGTGGACGAGGTGCGGGAATACTGCCTTGCACGCAAAAACGGCATAGACCCCCAGGAGTTTGTGGACTACTACTCGGCCAGAGGGTGGATGCTGGGGAAAGCCAAAATGAAAGACTGGAAAGCCGCTGTGCGGACGTGGGAGAAGCGCAGGAAGGGGGGGAACCATGACCAGACAGAGCGATATTTCACTGCTGCTGACATTCCGGGCAGAAATGATTGACCCATCCCTGCCGACAGGACTTTGGTGGTGCGCTACGCCGGAGGACGCGGCGGCGGTTGGTATTAACGCCGTGTGCAAGAACAGATACGCGGCTTGGGAGGATTTGGCTGTCTGCACGGAGTTTATCACCCAGTTCTGCTATGTATTCGTCGCAACACCAAACGATACAGACCGGGAGGAGATTGTAGGCCAGCTCCAGAAGTGGGTGCCGGTCACTATTCTTGTGGCGGATAAGGCAGCGTTTCGCGGGAATGAATCCGTGGTCGAACTGCTGGACAATGCTGGCCCAAAGGCGGTAGAAAGCCTTTTGTTTGGCGCTTTGGATGTGCCTAGGCCGGGGCTGATTGACCTGTCGCAAGTGGAGATGGACGCACCCATTTCGCAAAACCGCATGATGTCCGGGCTGGTGCCGCTGGACTACTGCACCGGAGGATTCCGGGGAGGCGAATTGTCAGTATGGACAGGCAGACGCGGCGAAGGGAAATCGACGCTTCTCGGGCAGATGCTCGTGGAATCAATCAACCAGAACCGAACTGTATGTGCCTATTCCGGGGAGCTCCCGGCGAGGCAGTTCAAACGGTTTGTGCTGCCGCAGATCGCAGGGCCAAGGAATCTTGTAGAGCAGCCAGACCCCAGAACGGGGCGGATGGAGTACGCGCCGTCAAAAGGAGCTGTTCGGGCGATTGACCAATGGCTGGAAGGGAGCTTTCTCCTGACCGATTTGCGACAGTCAAATGCCCATGACGAGGACAACATACTGCGCCTGTTTGAGTATGCCTACCGTCGATACGGGTGTTCGGTGTACTTGGTGGATAACATCATGACCGCAAGTCTGAAGGGAGAAGTGGAGCTTGGTCATTATGGGGCCCAGAAAGCTTTTACGCAGAGACTCAGCGCCTTCGCAAAACGCCACGATGTACATGTGCATCTGGTGGCCCATCCCAGGAAGGCTGGAGAGGAGCGGGGACTGACAGCAGACGACGTTGCGGGGGCGGCGGAGATTACCAACCTCGCTGATAATGTTTTTTCTGTTGAGCGGGCAAAGGAATCTGACGAAGTTGACTCCAGGATCAGGATTATCAAGGCCAGAGAGACCGGTAGCCGCGAGGTAATCCCGTTGATGTTCGACGCCAAATCACGGAGATACTACGACGCGGGAGGAAATCCGACAAAGAGATATAGTTGGGAGGCAGCCAGAGATGGACATGGATAGGACTGGGGCATACGTTGTTCTAAATGGACTGCTTATGAAACATAAGGCCCTTGCAAAAACGGACTCCGAATTTGCAGAAATACATCAACAAATTGCGGCTGCAATCGATATAGCATTGGAGGCGCTGAATGAATAAATACGGCAACAAGAAGGCCGTGCGAAACGGCATTACATTCGACAGCCAGAAAGAGGCCGCACGGTATGACCAGCTCATGCTTCGGCTTTGTGCCGGAGAGATTCGGGATCTGAAGCTCCAGCCGGAGTTCACCCTCCAGGAGGCGTTCACCACGTCACTGGGTGAGCGTGTGCGGGCCATCAAGTACCGGGCCGACTTCTCATACCGCCGGGCGGTCAAAGAGGGTGTAGACACCCGATGGGAGGTCGTGGTGGAGGACGTGAAGGGCTACAAGACCAAAGAATACAAGCTGAAGAAAAAGCTCATGGCCGGGCGCGGAATCCATGTGGTGGAGGTGTAAGCCGTGATAACCGCAGACCCCTACGGCATCAGCGGGGCGGTGGCCCCCTGGCGTAGCATGGACGCGATGGAGCCTATTGTGGAGCGCAGGATTACGGAGCGGGAGCAGAGGAGGCGGCAATCTGTGGGCAGTGCCCGTTGCCGGACTACAACGAAAAGAGCGCCAGATGCCTGCTACATACTAGGGCGAAAAAGCCCAGACCGTCCCGCGATTTGCTGGAGCGCATGGCGCTGGACGGGCATGGGCCGGAGGAGATAGCAAAGGCAACCGGCTACTCCATATCAACCACCAAAGAGTACATGAAACAGTTTTTTATGGCGGGGCCATGCGAACGCTGCTCGTCCAAGAGCATTTGTGATGCGGCTGGCGGGACGTGCAGCAGAAAAGAGCGGTGGAAAACTTGCAAGGAGGAACCTAACGATGGACGATAAGACGCGCGCCCTGCTGGGCGACCAGGAGGCGGCCAAGCGGCTGACGGAGGCGGGGGTGCTGCTGCCGTGTCCGTTTTGCGGGGGCGAGGCAATAGCCGAATACGACACGATAGAGCTATTTGAATACGAGGTATTTTGTAGGGACTGCGGCGTTATGCCAGCATCCAGCGAGGATGAGCAAGTTGCCCGACTCGCCTGGAACAGCCGCGCGCCGATTCTGAGCGCGGAGGAGTTGGAGATGCTGGAGGGGATGGGATGGACCTAAAAGATTTGATTGCTGATGTGAACGTCAACGAGATTTACGAACACATCGAGACTGAAACATTGTCGGATTGGGTGAACGCATGGCAGGAAGCCGCTCTCGCCGCCCTCCGCCCCGTCAGCCGGAAGCAGTTATCTGAGTTTAAGACTTGCGATCTGGTAGACGAACTAAGAAAGCGTGAGGGCGTAGAAACACACATCGCAGAGCCGTACCAAGATGTGGTGGTCTCTGTAAACGGCCCTGCGGTGGTGCTGGTAGTTATAGATTAGACCTTGGAATATCCATACCTACCCTTGATAAATGCGTGGAAGTATTTTCCGCGGGACCCTGCGGACATGAGCCCAGCATATACAGACTGCGGGACACCGAAATAGGCGTAGGTGCCACCCTTATGAAATGAGATGTAGAGAGTCCCATTTTCATATCCGATACTGGCTATGTCCGTTGAGGAAACTGGATGCATGACCATGAAATCACTTCACTTTCCACGCAGTTAAATAATACCACACAGAATGGAGGATTTGTAGATATATGGGGAAAATCAGCCAAGAGCAGGTGGAGCGGGTGTTTCCCGGATGCAAGATGTGCAAGACACCCTCGATCGCTCCGCCCTCCGGAGGTATCGCCATGAGACACCAATATACCCGCGCAGAGCTTGAATCCATCACCCAGGAGACCGCAATCTACATTGAGGGAGCAGGGATAGCCCAGCTCCAATGGGGCGGCCTGGAGATTGCAGAGGGGGTAAAGGACGGGTACCTGTACTGCAAGCACATCAAGCCGTTTGCGATGGATCTGTACGACAAATACTGGATGGCTTTTGATGGGCCGCCGGAGAGGAAGGAAAACGCATGAAAACGATTTGCATTACTTGCAAAAATGACTGCAATAACGCCGGTACAACGGCCAGAATTTCTTGGTGCCCTCAGTACAAACCAGGACGAATTTTGTCCAACGCCGACCGCATCCGGGCCATGAGCGACGCAGATTTGGCGAGATGGCTTGAATACGAGGGTGGAGGAGCCTGTGCAGAGGTTTATGGGTGGCTGGCGTGGCTCCAGCAGCCAGCGGAGGAGGGCAACAATGGACATTGAGAAGCTGGATATAAACGCAGTATGCTTTGGTATCCTTTGCAATTTTACCCCTGTATGCGGAGAAGAACGAGCAAAAGAGGCGGTTGAACTCGTCCGTACGCTCCAGGCCGAAAACGAGAAGCTGCGGGCCGATCTGGAGCAGGTGAAGCGGGAGCTTGATATTTGTATCAAAGCAGTTTTCGGAGATTGCGATTATTGCAAATATGACAGGAGTTTACCTGATGACACCTCCCCTTGCTGGCACTGCAAAGAATATGCGGCACAAGAGTTCGTTACAGGAAACTACTGGAAACGGCGTGGCCCGGAGGAGGGGTGAGTATGGATAGGTTAACTTATGATTTCCAAATTGGAGGCAGTCACTGCTGGCAGGTAAAAGGCGCGGATAATTTAGAGTGCCGGGAAGTGTGTCAAAGGCAAGAAGATAGAGGGTGCACGGATTGCCCCATAGCAAAGGCATTTGACAGACTCTCCGCCTATGAGGAGACTGGCTTGGAGCCGGAGGAGATGGAACAAATCAAGAAGGCTGCGGCGCACATGATGTTTGAAGACGTTGCCCATTTTGTCAGATACACCTTAAGCAATTTTGATGAGCTGCAAAGGTATAAGGAATTGGGCGATTACAACCGCCTCCACGAGCTGGCCCAGGCGGACAAGGGTGGAAAAATAAAAGCGTACATTGCGGATAGCTTTTATTGCGACATTTGCCAGAAATCGCACGCCAGGATAAAGGAGATCGAAGTTTATTTGACCCGCGACGCTGCCGATGCCGCACTACGGAGGGAGCAGGATGGTTGATATTCTGGGAATCATAGCCGCCGTTGAATGGATGGCACTTGGCCTACTTGTTCTGTGGAAACTAAAAGACTGGAACAAAAGATTTCAAGGACTATATGACAACTTGAAAGAGGACATGGAGAGGTGGACGGAATGAAGGAGTACATCGAGAGGGCGGTCGCACTAGAAATTCTGAAACGGAATCCAATAGGTACATGGCGCGGAGCACCTGTATATTCCGAGGAAATCAAATCCGCCGCGGATGAAATAGGCGACCTCCCCGTCGCCGACGTTGCGGAGGTGGTCAGGTGCCGGGAGTGCAGTTATCGCCTCCCAAAGGGCACTGTATGCCAGTTGTCTGGTATGGAAATCACTGGAGATGATTTTTGCAGCCGGGGCCAGCGGAAGGAGGCCGACCATGAGTAACCTGATATTTATGGACGCTGAGTGCCCCAACTGCGGCGGGAACTGCGGGAATGGAGGGCGTGGAGATACATTCTACTGCCCCTCCTGCGGCTGGAAAGGGAAAATCAAGGGCGCCGAAAATGACATGAAATTTATCGAGGAATTTTGTATGGAACGGGATAGGGGGGCCGACCATGAAGTTTCGGAACCCTGAGACGGGGGAAGTAATTGAAAATACATATGAGGATACCACTTTCTGCGGGCAGTATAAGGGCTGTATAAATTGTCCGGTTGAAGCCGCAAGGCAGAGTCATGATTGCACTGAATGGGTCGACAAGCACCCATATGAAGCCGCCCGCCTGATGGGCTATGAGGTGGTGGATGACGATGCTGTAGCGGGCATGTGCTGCAACTGTGCTCACGGCGGCCCCAGCTGCTCTTGGGACGAAAACAAGGATTGCAAACTCAGACCAGACCGCATCATCCGCAAGACAAAGCAGAAGCAGGAGGAAAAGGGCATGGCAACAGACTTCGAAATTAAAATTACTCAAATTAGACGGGACAAGCCGTTGAAGGATTGGACGCTGGGAGAGGTAAAGGAGTATTGCGCAAGCCGAAACGGGAATTGTGCTGATGACTGCTTATTTTCAAAAAAGGGAATTGTAATGGTATGCGGTGTTGTCTCTAAACCTGCATGGTGGGACTTGTCCGACAAGCCCCGCTTCACAAGGCAGGAGGTGGAATCAGCAAAGATAATTAGCGTGCTGTTCCCCGAAGCAACACACATTGAGCGGTTGCGAGGCAGTAAAGTTTTAGGCATAACTGGAGCCGAAGATGGGTGGATTGCAAATATTGAAAGCTCACTATTCCCAGAAATCAAGTCAGGTCAGTCCGTCACCCTTGACGAGATCATCGGAGGTGCCCAATGACCAGAGAAATACTTTTCAAGGCCAAACGGCTGGATAACGGCGAGTGGGTGGAGGGAAACATTGTGGATGTCCCGGAAGATGCCGACTTTATGCCTGGAGCGTACATTCTACCGCGGCTGGTATCGGCCAGGGCAGACCCGCCCACAAAAGGGATTATGCTCGGCGGATTCTTTGAGGTCGACCCCTCCACGGTCTGCGAGTACACCGGCCTGACCGACAAGGACGGGAAGAAGATTTTTGAGGGGGATGTTTGCTTATGCCCATACATAGACCCTATATTTCTTGCACCGTGGAGTGAGGAAAACAGCGAAAAATGCAAAGTTTCATTTGAGCGTGGAGCGTTTATAGTGGAATACGAAGAAAAAGCAAATATATTGCTAAGCGCATTGTCGGAAAAAATTGAAATCATCGGCTCCATCCACGATGGGGAGGGCGAGCAATGATTAGGCTGAAGAACTGCCCGCATTGCGGAGGAGAAGTAATGCTCTGTAGACTGAATACTGTGGTTTCTGCTGCAGAGTTTTCTATTGTCTGCACAGGTTGCGGCCTGGAAACGCGCATTTACGCAAATCCCATGGCAAACTGCTGTTTCGATATGGGAGAGGCAGTCAGAAGCATCACCGAAAAATGGAACAGGCGAGATGGGGAGGACGGACAGCATGAGGAGAGGCAGAAATGAAACCATCTGAAAAAATGTACACAGCCGAGGAAATGGACCGTGTAATAAAAATCAATATGCGTCTGCTTGAAAAATTCAGGGAACCGCTTCTTAAAGAATATGGGGCATCTGTTTCAGACGCTATCAAGATGATGGACGTACTGTATCAAGAGCAAAACAGCAAAATGCCAGCCATGTGGTACGAATATGGATTTGGGTGGGGTGGGGGCGGACAGCATGTGTGAATGGATTAGCGTCAAGGAGAGGCTGCCGGAAAAAGAAAATGAGATGGTCTTAGTTACCGACGGATTAACCGTTATTACAGGCTTCAGAAACTGGATGTTTAGAGTGGAAGATGGAAAAGTTTATACACCAGGTCTAAAGATGGGTGGAGGGTCAATGGAGGTTACGCACTGGATGCCCCTCCCAGACCCGCCGAAGGAGGGATAGCCCTTGAACGAGTTTAGGGAGAGACTCAGGAGGTTGAGGGAGGAGAAAAAGCCTGTTAGGAGTATGGCGGTAGTGTCAGAACTGTGCGGGCTTCCGCGCAGCGCAGTAAGAAAATACGAGCGCGGGGAGGCAAAGCCCAATATGACTGCGCTGATTGCTCTGGCAGACTACTATGAGGTATCGCTAGATTACCTAACAGGTCGAGTAAAATACAGATAAAATTTGAAGATTAACCTTTAAAGGGCAACTAAACTAAAAAATTGATTTAAAATGGGAGTGTGGGAGCGTATGCCCCTGCGCTCCCATTCTCTTTCCATCCCATTTTCCTCCTTCACGCAGAGGGGGTGGCGGCGGTGCAGCCGCTGCCCCTACTGTGTGCAATATGCCATCTTAGCTCAACTGGTTTGGAGGTTCGATTCCTCCCGGTGGCTCCAGAGAAGTCCGGTGTATGCCGGACAAAGCATCATCCATGCGGTGGTGCTTTATACGCCGCTCCTCGCCGCATGAGGCGGGCGGTGGCACCAGGGCGCAAGTCCTTACAGAATTTCTTGGCGAAAGGCAAGTGAGTAAAGCCGAAAAACTCACAACATACCCCGCAAGGGGTATCTATACCGCCCCGCAGTTGCAGGAGACGGGGGAGGCACCAATGAGAGGAAACGCATGGCGGGATATTCCCCCGCCGCCTCTCAAACAAAAGATCAGGGCTAGGCCGACGGGCCGAAAAGGGAGGTGCCACCTTACTCCCCTGCCCTGAGTCAACATAACGGTTGGAAACAAGATAGAAAGGGTGGTACCTACATGAACGACTTGATGATTTTTAAGAACCCTGAGTTTGGGGAGATTCGTACTGTGGAATTGGACGGGGAGCCGTGGCTGGTGGGAAAGGATGTAGCCGAGGCGCTTGGGTACAGCAATCCGCGGGATGCGCTCGATCGACACGTGGATGACGAGGATAAAGCTACTGTCGGGATCCACGACGGCAGCCAGTCCAGAAACATGACCATCATCAATGAGAGTGGCCTGTACTCCCTGGTGTTGTCCAGTAAACTGCCGGGGGCAAAGAAGTTCAAGCGCTGGGTGACGAGTGAGGTATTACCCAGCATTCGCAAGCACGGAGCTTACATGACCTCGGACACGATCGACAAGATGATAAACTCTCCGGAGTTTGGCATCAAACTGCTTACTGCGCTGAGAGACGAACAGGATAAGAGAAAGGCACTGGAGACTGAGCTGGATAGGAGCAAGGAGTGGTACTCCATTAAGCGTGTAGCAAATCTGAACGGAGTATCACACAAGAAGTTTGACTGGAGGAAACTAAAGAGCGAAAGCTCAAATATGGGTTATGAAGTAAGAAAGATTTTTGACGCCAATTATGGCGAAGTTAATACTTATCACATGAGAGTGTGGGAAAAAGTATATCCGAACATGGAGCTATAATCAACCCACACGGGTGTATCGCTAACAGGCTGTGACGGCTGGCCGTATACGAGCCAGAGCGCGACAGTAGGCGGCGATAGCAAAGTCTAGCAAACGCTAGCAAATTGAGGCAGAGAAAAAGAAAGAAAACCGCCCCCTTTTTCCCCCTCTTCCTTCCCCCCTATAACCCCCTATCTATTACCCCCTATAATCCCCCAAAAAAGAAAGAAAAAGAGAGAACGCGCTCTGTCGGTGGCGGTGGAGGGGGATTCGTAAACTTTACTTAGGCGAGAGGTGGTGAGCCCGTTGTGGCGAAAGGCAAGTATCAGAGATGGCTGGAGCCGGACGGGCTCTTGCTGCTGGAAGGTTGGGCCCGGGATGGGCTGACAGATGAGCAGTTAGCCCAAAAGATGGAGATTTCTCCATCAACGCTGTACGAATGGAAAGCGAAATATCCGGAGATTTCGGAGGCCCTAAAAAAGGGCAAGGAAATCGTGGATATCCAGGTGGAAAACGCGCTCCTGAAACGGGCCTTAGGCTATGAGTACATGGAGGAGCGGGTGGAGATCAGCGAAAAGGATGGGCGGAAGGTCATCCAGACGACGAAGACCGCGCTGCCGGACACCACGGCACTGATCTTCTGGCTCAAAAACCGTCGGCCGGATAAGTGGAGGGACAAGCCAGAAGTTCCGGGTGACTCTGATGGGCTGAAACGGGCGAAGGAGCTGCTGGAGGGAATGCCGAGTGCCATTGACTAAGAAACAGGTGGAATACCTCCAGAACTGTAGCCACAGGTGGAACGTAAAGACTGGAGCTACGGGCAGCGGGAAATCGTTCCTGGATTTCACAGTTACCATTCCAAAGCGAATTGTAGCAGCAAGAGGAGAGGGACTTTTAGTGCTGCTTGGAAATACCAGAGGGACGCTTGAAAGAAACATCTTGGAGCCTATGCGGCAGTGGTGGCCTGGGCAGATTGGGATTATCCGCAGCGACAACACCGTGGAACTATTCGGGAAAAAGGTTTATGCCCTCGGGGCAGACAACAAAAAGCACGTTGCACGCATTCAGGGCGCGACATTTGAGTATGTCTATGGCGACGAGGTGACCACCTGGAGTCAAGACGTATTTGAGATGCTGAAAAGCCGCCTACGCTGTGAGCATTCCCACTTTGACGGGACCTGCAACCCGGACAACCCTGAACACTGGTTCAAGAAGTTTTTGGACAGCGACGCTGACATTTACCAGCAATCCTATGTGATAGACGATGGCGTTCTCCCCCCAAAAGTAGTGGAAGAGCTGAAAAAAGAATACTCTGGAACTGTCTACTATGACCGATATATCTTGGGACTTTGGCGCCAGGCGGATGGTCTGATATACAAGTTCGGTGAGGAGAACATCGTGGACGATATACCGGAAAGCGGTGAGTATTACATTTCCTGCGACTACGGGACACTGAACCCCTTTTCCGCTGGCCTATGGTGCTGGGATGGAAAACACGCTACCCGCATCCGGGAGTATTACTACTCAGGCCGGGAGGAACGCAGCAACAAGACCGACGAGGAGTATTACACGGAGCTGGAGGAACTGGCTGGTAATTTGCCCGTGAAATCGGTCATTGTTGACCCGTCGGCGGCGTCATTCATTGAGGTGATCCGGCGGCACCATCGTTTCACTGTGCGAAAAGCGGTCAATGAGGTGCTTCCAGGCATTGCTACTACGGCCCGTTACATCCAAGATGGTACAATCAAGATCCATAGGAGCTGCAAGGATGCTATCCGAGAGTTTGGCCTCTATCGCTGGGACGATAAGGCGACGGAGGACAAGCCCATCAAGGAGAACGACCACGCCATGGACGATATCCGCTATTTTGTGATGACTGTTCTGCGGCACAAAATGCGAAAAGCCGGACAGCCGCGATATATCACGTTGTGGGAGAGGTGATTTCTTGCTTACATATCAGGACCTGATTGCTGTGGGCGAGGACGAAAAGGCCAGAATGGACTTTATCAAGCGGGCAATCAATGAGCACAAAGGCAGCAAGGCCTATAAAATGGCGGTAGATGCTGAACTATACTTTAAGGGCGAGAACCCAAACATCAACCGATATGAGAAAATAATATACGACATGCAAGGCCGTGCTCATAGGGATATGTATACGGCCAACCACAAAATCGCCTCCGGCTTTTTTGGCTTTGATGTGCGGCAGGAGGTCTCCTATCTGCTGGGCAACGGCGTAACGTTTCAGGAGGACACCACAAAGGATAGGCTTGGGAAGAAATTTGACCTGATGATGGTCAAGGCTGGGAAATATGCCCTGATTGCGGGCGTGTCCTTCGGCTTTTGGAATCTTGACCATATGGACGTGTTCAAGTTGCGGGAATTTGTTCCGCTGTACGACGAGGAAAACGGCGCTCTGATGGCAGGTATCCGGTTCTGGCAAGTATCGGACGACAAGCCGCTGCGGGCCACGCTCTACGAGGTGAACGGTTATACAGACTATATCCAGCGCAAGGGCGAGGATATGACCATCCTGAAGGACAAGCGGCCTTATATCTTGCGGCTACGCACATCTCAGGCGGACGGCACGGAAATTTACGATGGGCAGAATTATCCGACATTTCCGATCGTACCCATGAAAAACGGCGAAGATGCGCTTTCGGAGTTGACGGGGAAGCGAAACACCATAGATGCGCTGGATTTGTGCACCTCCAACATGGTCAACAATGTGGATGAAGGAAATTTAATTTATTGGGTGCTGACCAACTGCGGCGGTATGGATGACTTGGATGACGCAAAATTTATCGAGCGTCTGAAAACTCTCCACGTGTCCCATGCGGATGGCGATGACGGTGCGAAGGCGGAGGCACACACGTTGGAGGCTCCCTATAACGGCACTAGTGCCACCATCGATATGCTCAAGCGCAAGCTGTACGAGGACTTCCAGGCGTTTGACAGCTCGGCGGTATCGGCTGGCAACCAGACGGCAACGGCCATTGCCGCAAGCTATACTCCTCTTGACCTAAAGGTGGATGACTTTGAGGCCAGCGTGACGGAGTTCATTTTGGGGATTCTGGCGCTGGCTGGAATTGACGACGAGCCAAGCTATACCCGGAGCCGCATTATCAACAAGTCGGAGGAAACCCAAACCATCCTCATGGGCGCGGATTACTACGACGACGAGTACATCACCAAAAAACTTTTGACTATCAACGGAGACGCCGACCAGTACGACGCCCTTATGGAGCGCAAAGCGGCGGAGGAAGCAGAGCGGGTGGAGGAGGAGCTGGACTTCCCGCCGCAGGAGGGAACAGAGGGCGAGGTGACGGAAGATGCCGAAGCCTGATGAAGCCAACCAACTGACTGATAAAAAACTGTCCGCACTGGAGAAGCGCATTGCCAGAGTATATCGAGAAGCCCGGAATGATTTGGACGAGACTGTAAAAGCCTACTTTGAGCGGTTCCGGGAGCGGGATGAGGGAATGAAAGCCTTAATCGGCACAGAGATCAACGGCAAGGTGTGGACAGAGCAGGACTATAAGCAATGGCGGCTCAACCAGATTGGGCGGGGAGAGCGGTATCAAGACCTGCGGGAGAAAATTGCCGAGCGTATGACTAAGGCCAATGAGGTAGCGATTGCCTATGTGAACGATGGAACACCGGGCATTTACTCCCTCAACCGCAACTATGCGGCGTACACCATCGAGAAAGTGTCCGGAAACGTGGGTTTTACCCTGTGGGATGAATCCACTGTTCGGCGTCTGATTGTGGAAGAACCTGACCTTATGCCCTACTACCCCAAGAAAAAGGCTCTCAAACGGGGCATTGACCTAAAATGGGGGAAAAAGCAGATTGCCAAAAGCGTCACCAGTGGGCTTTTGCAGGGCAAGAGTGTGGGGAAGATTGCTACAGACCTGCAAGCCCGTGTCTCAGAGATGAACCGTGCCAGCGCCGTGAGAGCGGCGAGGACGGCCATCACCGGCGCACAGAACGCCGGGCGGATGGACAGTTATAAAGCCGCCTCTGATATGGGTATCAAGGTGCGCAAGCAGTGGGTAGCCACCAAAGACGGACGAACACGCCACAGTCATCAGAAGCTTGATGGACAGACGGTGGACTGGGACGAGCCGTTTACCTCCGAACTAGGGAAGATACGCTATCCCGGAGACCCGCGGGCCAAGCCTGCAAACGTCTATAACTGCCGCTGCACGATGCGCACTGTGGAAAAGCCCGGCATGGAGGTGGAACCACGGAAGATGCGGGTGAGAGATCCAAAAACCGGACGGAATGTTATGGTTGAGGAGATGACATATGAACAGTGGGAAAGGTGGGTGCAAAGCCGCACATACAGTGATATAATAGGGGAAAAAACATTAAATGGTATTGAGATAAAAATGGTTTCAGCCCATTCTGTTGACCGTGGGGACCAGAGAGGAGTGACATCTTCGGACGTTCTCGATGCCGTGACTAAGCCCCTATACGTTCGAGAAGTTAAGACGGACCAAAAGGGACAAAAAAGCCAACGTTTTATTGGCTCAGAAGCTACCGTCAACATAAACCCCGACACAGGGAATATAGTAACGGTATGGAAAACAGGAAAACGTGAACGGAAACGTTATGGAGGGAAAGAATGATGTTTTCTCAAAAACAGGTTGAGTTTATGAAAAGCATCGGACTTGACATGGATTTTCTTAGGTTATCAGATGATGATTACTGCAAGATAGAAGATACAGTTGGGGACATATATACAGAGGAAGCGCAGGAGCACCCCGATGAGGTAACAGAAAAAATTCTGATTTGCGAAAGTATTTTAGATATGCTTTCAGAAGATGATGAATAGCAAAGGGGATTTGCTATGCCAAATGATTTAGGCGGTGTGGTATTTAATGATTACAGTGCCGAGGTGCTGGACGCCATGCATGAAGCCATTGCGCGGGCACTGGAGCGGTGTGGGGAACAGGCAGAGGGATACGCAAAAGACCTAACGCCTGTTGACACTGGCAACCTCCGAAATAGTATTTCCCACCAAGTGGATGAAGCGGAAAGTGCAGTCTACATCGGAACCAATGTGGAATATGCGCCCTATGTTGAATTAGGCACGGGCAAATATTATCCGGGAGGCCGCCCCACTCCGTGGGTCTATCAGGACGACGAGGGCAACTGGCACTGGACAGCGGGCAATCCAGCGCAGCCGTTTCTCAAGCCTGCTGTAGCCGACCACGCTCAGACCTACCGGAACATCATAGAGGATGAGATGCGGAATGGATGAAAAGCAAATCAGGGCCATTGAAGCAGTTCTTGCAAAAGGAGACAGAGTAGAGTTGATTCCCGTGAAGGATGGTGTTAAAATTATACATATCAAGCGGGAAGAAGTAAAAGAAACCCGCCCCGGTTAGGGGGCGGGGAAGAAATCTACGGCAATTTAGTCAACGAGTATTTCTCGGAATCGCTCTTTGTCATGGTGGACTAAGACGGTGTTTCCTTTGGAACGAAGAGAAACGTTATATCCATATCTTTCTGGAATAAGAGAGAGTGAAAGAGATTCGCTGTGGTCAGAAAATTCAACTTCTCCAGTTTTGTGTAGTAAATTCCACAGCTTGTTAAATCTTGTGTTGTTCATTTTCTTTCCCTCACGTCCAGCGGCCTTGATTTATCTGCCTTACACTGATATAATCAAGGCGGCCGGGGTAAGGCTCCCGGCTCACCTTTGGTGGTGTGGGGCGGTGGGCTTTGGGTTGTCAGCCGCCCCACTTTTTACTCATCCATGATGCGCTTGACGCTTTCCCGAAGCTCTTCCAGCGTGTCGCACTTCTCAATGAGTTCGAGGATTGCTTTCAGCAACGCCTCGGTCACATTCATTTCGTTCATTCACCTCACTCCTTTCTGTAAGAGATTTTGTATCTCTGCCTTACGAGTATATTATACAGCATACGCTTAATGATGTCAATAATAAAATCAATATTTTTCTAAATGTTTTCAATTTCTTGTTTGACAATATACAGTGTATGCTATATAATACGGCTAAGGCGGTGAAGATAATGACCATAGAACAGAAAATTAAGATGGCTCTTGCGTATTCTGGCATTAGTCAGGCAGAACTGGCCCGTAGGATTGGGACAACTCCATCAAACCTGAATCAGAAAATCAAACGCAACACGTTGACAATGGAAGATATGGGGAAAATAGCGGAAGCGCTTGGTGGGCTGTGGAAAGCGGAATTTATCTTTCCGAGTGGGACAGTGATATGATGAATGGGCTAATAATTATTGAAGTCCCGGAATACAACGGGCCTGGTGTCTATTCTTTGGCAGACGAAAACGGGAAACAATATATTGGCTCATCTTTGAATGTTAGACAAAGGATCATTCAACACGATAGAAGTCTTATCAATGCGAAAAATGGATACATTCAGAAAACCCTTTCCTCTTATAAAATGCAACTTGCGGTTCAAGACGGTATGACTTTCAAAGCATCGATTTTATGGGAGTTACCCGATGGCGGTACACAATACGATTTGTGGGATGCAGAAAGAAGATTTTTGCTATTGGCTGGTGGGTGCAGGGAGACTTATAATACAAAAGATGTCCCAAATTACAGAAAAGATGATTTTTCTGGTTTGCGTGCTTGGCGCAATCATGCCCCATCACGAAGACGGGATGAGGCGATAGCTATTTTTTAGAGCACATAGAAAAAAGGTCTGCTCCCATCTCAGCAAGAAGAAATGCAAGAAAAAGCCGCGACAATATCATGATACGCCCGACGACGGAGGAGGGCGCAAAAATCAGACAGGCTGCGTCTGATGCAGGAAAAAGCGTTCAGGCGTACATTTTGGACATTTTGAGAGAACATATCAACTGAATATTGCTCCCGCCTCTAAGCGTTGCGGCGGAAGACCCGAGCGTGGGTAACTGACTACAAATCGTAGTTGGTTGCCCACGCTTTTTCTTTTGGTAAACACCGCTTTTGCGGTTTTTATACAAACATTCTTAGGGTAGCACCCGTAACAGCGAGAAAGGAATGTAATCATGTTCGACATTGACAGCATTATTAAGAAATACACCAGCGAGGATGGGTCTATTCCCTCCGAGGCCGTTGCCAAATTGGCACAGGCCGTCAGTTCCTCCGTTGGCAGGGAGTTCGTGGAAAAAGAGCGATACAGCAAGAAACTCGAAGAGATCGAAGCCCTGAAAACCGAGAAGCAGACCGCCGAGGACAGCGCAACAACCGCCAAGAAGTGGAAAGACAAGTATGATGCACTAAAAGGTGAGTTCGACGATTATAAGAGCGAACAGGCCAGCAAGGAGACCAAGGCGGCCAAGGAAAAGGCCGTGCGGGCGTATTACGAGAGCAAGGGCATCACTGGCAAGAGCCTTGACATCGCCATCCGGGGCAGTTCGGAAGAGATTAACGCACTGGAGATGGACGGAGACAAAATCAAAGACGCCTCCGCCCTGGATGAGTTGGTCAAGGACACTTTCTCTGGCTTGGTGAGCACGACTACCGTAAGGGGCGCGGACACCGCGACGCCTCCCGGCAACACCGGCGGCGGCTCCATGACGAAAGCAGACATCTACAAAAAGGACAACCATGGCCGGTATGTCATGTCTGCCGCAGAACGTCAAAAAGCGCTTATGGAAAACCAAATTACATGAAAGGACTGAATTAAATGGCTGCTACGAAAGTTGAAAGCCTTACCAATCCGAGGGATTCCCTCCCCAATACCTACAACAGCGTTACCGCCCGCGAGGTGGATTTTGTAACCCGATTCAATGACAACTGGGACGCGCTGCGTACCATTCTCGGAATCATGCGGCCTATCCGAAAGGCCCCCGGCACTCAGCTGATCTCCTATACCGCTGACGTGACACTGGAGGATGGCGACGTTGGCGCTGGTGAAGTGATCCCTTACAGTAAGGCGACCATCACCAAGGCCACCAAGGACGATCTGACCATCAAGAAGTATGCAAAGGCCGTTCCTATCGAGGATGTGGACAAGTATGGTGCAGAGATCGCCGTGGAAAAGAGTGACGATGCGTTCCTAACCAAGCTTCAAAACGTGGTGTTAGGGGACTTTTACACCTTCCTTAATACTGGCTCCCTTACCGGAACGGCGACCACTTGGCAGGCCGCGCTGGCTAAAGCGCAGGGAGAGGTGCTGAACAAGTTTGCGGTTATGGCAAAGGATGTCACCTCCGTGGTAGGCTTTGCGAATATCCTTGATGCCTACGACTACCTGGGCACGGCAGATATTACCGTACAGACACAGTTCGGCATCAACTACGTCAAAGATTTCATGGGTTATTCCACCCTGTTCCTGTTGCCTGCCACGGTTTCCGGCAACACCGCCATTGCGCGCAATACGGTGATCGCCACCCCTGTGGAAAACATCGACCTGTATTATGCCGATCCGGGCGACAGCGAGTTTGCCCGGCTGGGCCTGAACTACACGGTACAGGGAGAAACCAATCTTATTGGTTTCCATGCACAGGGCAATTACTCAACGGCTGTGGGCGAGAGCTACGCCATTATGGGCATGAAGCTGTGGGCTGAGTATCTGGATGGCATTGCCAAGATTACTGTTTCGGCGGGGGGTTAATAGGGTCTGACACCTTAACGCTATTCCCCAGCAGTCAGACCCTATTGGGGAAACAGGTTTCCGATTTGGTCGGTAATGATCTGGCGGTAAAAGCTGACGGCTCTGTGGTTGGGACATTCCATTATGTCTCTGACTATACAGAGTTCAGCAGCGCCCCGGAGGAACAGAGCGGGTATTATTTCCCGTTCCACCTGACCAAGACAGGGGCAAAAATGACCTTCAAGAAAAACGGTTCTCCTACAAAGGAAAACATCCCGTTTGACGCAGATATTGTCTTCCGGGTGAGCAAGGACGACACCTTCGAGGTGCTTGTTGATGATTCCAGCGTGGTGAAATTTACTTTTGCAGGAGCAACCTTTCAGCCACAAGGCAAGGCCAAAGTCCGGTCAAAACGATAAAAGGAGGGCGGCGTGATGCTTGAAGAAGTTTTGCAACACCTGAACAACTGGTTTTTGGTGCCTGAAGGCATCCATGCCGGAGAGTTCACCGTGCAGGACGGCAGCATTACGTTGCCCTTCCTGCAAACAGGGCAGTATTTCCGGGTGATGGGGTCTGTCTTCAATGACGGCCTCCACCAATACCCGGCACAGGATATGACCGACGAGACCTTTGACGGCGTTTTGTGGGCGCTGGCAGTGCCCAAAGCAGTGATTTCCCTGGCGGACGAGATTGCCGTATGGGACGAGAAAAATGGTGCTCAAGGGCCGTATACCAGCGAGAGCTTTGGCGGGTATAGTTATTCCAAGGCCACCAACGCCAGCGGCGTAGCTGTTGGCTGGCAGGATGTATTCAAGATCCGCCTGAATGCATGGCGGCGGATAGGGGGCATTATATGAGCCTGTTAGATGATTTCGCCCGCACCTGTTTGCTGATGGAAAAAAAGCGTGTACCAGACGGCGCAGGCGGCTTCCTAGTAGAGTGGACAGAGGGCGCGGAGTTCACAAACTACCAGGCCCTTGACACCTCCATGGAGTCCAGGCGGGCGGAGAAGGAGGGCGTGACGAGCCTGTATTCCGCTCTGGTGGACAAGGCCGTACCCATTGAGTACAACGACGTATTCAAGGACAAATGGACAGGAGAAACCTACCGCGTGACTTCCAATCCAGAGGACAAGCAGGCCCCTCGTTCCTCCACGCTGCCTCTGAAATACTTCACAGCGGAAAGGTGGGCGTTGACCACATGACAGTAAGTGTTTTGGGAACAGAGTATACCATCGAAGTCAAAAAGTACGACGAGGATGAAGCGTTTGAACGTCGCAGCATTGACGGATATTGTGACTGGCTAACAAAGAAAATTGTTGTTTGCGATATGTCCACGTACAAAGGATGGGAGCATGAGACAAAAGAAATCATTTCCGCCTCTGAGAAAAAAACGCTCCGCCATGAAATAGTCCATGCGTTCTTTGATGAAAGTGGGCTTGGAAGCAACACATTTTCTGTTGATGGGCCGTGGGCCACTAATGAGGAAATGGTGGATTGGATAGCAGTACAGGGCCCGAAAATCTATAAGGCATGGCAGGAGGCAGGGGCAGTATGACAAAAAATAAAGCCCTGTATGCCTGGTTCAATGAGTTTATGCCGTTTTACCGGGCCAGCTCTGTGACTGACGACGTGTTAATGCCCTACGGCACCTACGAGTACACCGATGGGGCTTTTGACTCCGGGGAGATTGGCCTGACCATCAACCTGTGGTTCCGCACAGAGAGCGAGGCAATCCCAGACGAAAAGGCGCAGGAATTGTCCAAGCGCATTGGTTACGGCGGCGTGTACATCCCCTGTGACGAAGGATATATTTGGCTGAAACGGGGCTCTCCATGGTGCCAGAGCCTCACATATGAGGAAGATCCCGCAATTAAACGAAGATACATAAATATTACTGCTGAATATCTGACATTCAGCTAGAAAGGAGGCCCACATGGGCAAATTTACTGTAATCCCGCAAAGCACATTCGAGGAAATGCAGCTTGACGCGGGCGTGATTTTGAAGAAGTTCACCCCAGCGACACCGACGGCTCCGGCAGATGAAGATATTGTATGCCCGACCACCGGCGGCATCAATATTTCCTGTGTTCCTACTTACTCCGACTTGGGGGAGGATGTGGACAATTGCCCGGTCAACACCAAAGAATTGAAGCATCTGGACGGTTGGGAGTGCAAAGTGTCGTTCACCTCCCTGGGTACATCCACGGCTAGTATCAAGCTGGCCCTGGGCGCCGCAGACATTGGAAGCCCGGATACCGAAAAAATTACCCCAAGACGTGATCTGAAACAAACGGACTTCTCAGACTTGTGGTGGGTGGGCGACCGGGCAGATGGCGGAATGGTGGCCGTGTGCCTGAAAAACGCTCTTTCTACTGGCGGATTTACACTCCAGACCACCAAGAACGGCAAAGGACAGGTATCTGTGGAGCTGACCGGCCATGTTTCTATTGATGCGCAGGACACCATGCCAATGGAGTTCTATAGCGCCGCCCCTTCGGAGGATTGATGCCATGAAACTATCTGAACTGACCACCGAGCAGGCAGCGGATGTACTGTGCGAACTAACGCCCTATATCGCAAATATCACCGGTGATAAGGCCCTGCTGGACGAACTGTCGAAGAAGTTTGACAGCAAGGGGAAGAGTGTAGCGGAAATGTATACCTATTCCGCAAAGAAATGCGCAGCTCTGGCCCCTGTCCTACTGAAAGACCATCGGGCGGATGTGTTTGGCATCTTGGCTATCCTGAACGAGACTACGGCGGAAGCGATTGCGGAGCAGAAGATTATAACGACGATTAAACAGGTGGTCGAACTGTTTCAAGACAAGGAACTTCTAGATTTTTTCGGATCGTTTGGGCAGGAGGACGAGAGAGAGTAATCCTTGCGCTGCTTTCTGTGCGCGGCATGAGGGCGCGGGCCATGTTGGATGTGCTCCCGGTCGTTATCAAAGAGCGGCAAAGAGCGGAACTGTATCAGACCTATGTGGCGGACTGTCTGCAAAACATCTCCCGAAATGTTGCCCCCATCGGGCGAGGTGAGTACATTGGCAAGCGGTGGGCGGATGTCTCTGACCCAAAACCAGAAGAAAACCGAGCACCAGAAGAAATCATTGCTCACATGAAAAATAAAATCGCCTCTGTCTAAGTGGTGACAGGGAATGGCTAAGTGGTGCCGTGAGAGGAGGCAGCACCTATTAACTTATTTGATCTATTCGCAAAAATCAGCCTGGATACCAGCGACTATGAAAAGGGTCTGGACGACGCCAGCGGGAAAACGTCGTCCTTTGCGGATAAGCTGAAAAATGGCCTTGCAACAGCGGCAAAGGTTGGAGCGGCCGCTTTGACTGCTGCTGCATCTGGTGTTGCATTTCTTACAAAAAGTTCGCTTGAACAATACGCTGAATATGAGCAGCTTGTGGGTGGCGTTGAGACGCTGTTTAAGCAGTCGGCTGATATTGTTCAGCAGTACGCCGATAACGCCTACAAAACGGCAGGCATGTCGGCAAATGAGTACATGGACACCGTGACTAGCTTTTCCGCCTCACTCCTGCAAGGTTTAGGTGGTGATACCGCAAAGGCGGCGGAGGTGGCGAACCAGGCCATCACTGACATGTCCGACAACGCTAACAAGATGGGCACAAGCATGCAGATGATCCAGAACGCCTATCAAGGGTTTGCCAAGCAGAACTATACCATGTTGGATAACCTAAAGTTAGGCTATGGTGGTACTCAGGAAGAGATGGCCCGGCTTATTAACGATTCTGGGGTTTTGGGCGATGCGTTTGTCGCCACGGCCAACAATATCAATGAAGTGTCATTTGACAAAATCATTGAGGCCATCCATGTTGTGCAGACCAACATGGGGGTTACGGGCACCACAGCGGCGGAGGCGGCCAGCACCATTGAGGGCAGTGTTGCCTCGGCAAAATCGGCGTGGACAAACCTTATAACAGGCATTGCGGACGAAAACGCCGATCTTGATACACTGATCGGGAATTTTGTGACAAGCGCTGAGACAGTGGCGGGGAATGTTGTCCCTCGTATCACACAGATTTTGTCTGGTATGGGGACAGCTATTGAGCAATTGGCTCCCATTCTTGCGGCAGAGGTACCAACGCTCATTGCTTCCGTCCTCCCGTCCATCGTGAACGGCGGGGCGCAACTACTTGTTGGACTTGTGACAGGGCTCGTCAGTGCTCTTCCGCAACTGGTGGCAGCAGTTCCGGGGATTATTGATACGATGATCACAAGCATATCAGAGGCGCTTCCACAAATCCTAAATGTGGGAGTGCAGCTTCTTGATCAGTTGACCACCGGTATTGAGACGGGGCTGCCCGATATGGTGTCCCGCATTCCAGAAATCATCACACAATTTCTGAATTACATCACAGAGCAGCTCCCAACGGTTCTTGACAAGGGTGCGGAACTGCTGAACAATCTCGTGAACGGCATCCTCGGGGCCATACCGGAAATGACTGCGGCCCTACCGGAAATCATCACCGCCTTTGTCCAGTTCATCACGGACAACCTCCCGACGATTATTGAATCGGGAATCAACATCCTTTTAAACCTAGTTTCCGGCATCATCGGCGCAATTCCGGATCTTGTCGCATCCATCCCGCAAATCATCAGCGCAATAACGACGGGCATTGCCAGGGCGCTACCCAAAATCATCCAGTCCGGCGTTTCGCTGCTCCAGAAATTTATTGAAGGCATCCTTTCCAATATTCCCGCGCTGGTGGCCGCTCTTCCCCAGATCATCAGCGCCATTGTGGAGGGCATCGGGGCGCTGATTGGCGGCATTGTTGACGTGGGCAAGAGCATTGTGGAGGGGATCTGGAAGGGCATCCAGGAAATGGCTGGATGGATTTACGACAAGGTTACAGGGTTCTTTTCCGGCATTGTGGACGGTGTGAAGGACTTCCTTGGAATCCACTCTCCCTCTACGGTGTTTGCCGACATGGGCAAAAACATGGCTCTTGGTCTTGGACAGGGCTGGGACAATGAATATGACCGTATCCGCCGGGATATCGAGGGTGGTATGGACTTCGGCACCGCAAGCGTGGACTTTGCGTCGTCCGGGTTGGGTGTGGCGTCCGCTGGTATGGTCAACGGAGTTTCAGCATCTGTGCAGGGAGCAGGGATGTCTGGAGGGAGTATTACAGTTAATCTAATGATGCCTGACGGCACCAAATTCGCCTCCTATCTGCTTGGCCCCCTGTCTAACTACGCAAAGGCAAACGGTACGCCAATTCTCCACCCAACGTAAGGCGGTGAAAACACGTGAATCAACTTGTATTGGATACCACAGGCACACCAGTTACCTTGCCGGAAAGCCAAAAGGGCGGCTATATCGCAGAGTTAAAACCGCTTTCCGTAGATGTGGAGATGGTCACCGGCAGGATTGTAAGAGAACTGCGCGGGAATGTATGGGTTTTGCGCTACCAATATGGATATTTCACGGATCAAATGAGGAACTCCGTGCTTTCCGCATGCGAAAAAGGGAGAGGACAGGCCATTACATGTTTGTTCCTTCCCCCGCACTCTGAACAGATGATCACATCAAAATTCATGGTAACAGAGCTGACCTATCCAAAATTTATGTGGAGCCGTCAAGTTATGGGTGAAATTGTTGACGAAGATGGAGAGCCCATAGAAACCCTTGTTCCCGTCCCAATGTGGGGTGATTTCTCGGTAGAACTAAGGGAGGTGAAACCCAGTGATTAGTTCGACCACAGCGTATCAGGCAGCGATTGTGGGCGACACCAGACGGATCTATTTACAAGCAGTCATAGATATTATTGACCCGGATATTACCTATGGCACAGTATCCAGCTCCGGCATGGCTAACGTATGCAAGTCGGAGCAAATTCACGACAAGGAGATGGAGATTGTTCCATACGCTACGCTTGAGGCTAACCGCTGGGCACTCAACGGGCAGTTCAAGCTGTTTCCACTCCATGGGGCCGATCATATCGGCTTCCTGGGGGATACCCTGTCCGGCGCGGATGGGGTGTTTTCCCCAGCGGTGTGGGTAGAGGAGCATTTTTCCAATGTCTCCATCCTTCAGGCGTGCTCCATCTACTTCCCATCAGCGGATTGGGACGGAGTGCCCGCCGACTTTACTGTGGAGGTCATGCAGGGCAGAACGGCCTACTACACCAAGACAGTGACCGGCAATACTGCGTCCAGCATTGCATTGGACGGATTCACCGTTAACAACCCGGACGCTATTCGGGTGACGGTGACCAAATGGTCGAAAGAAAACCGCCGTATACGGATACCTGAAATTATTCCGGGCCTGTATGAGAAGTGGACAGGAAATGAGATTGCCGTGTTTTCTCTTAAGCACCAGGGGGACGTATCCTGTATGACACTACCGTATGGCACATGTACCATCAAAATGGACAACTTGAGCCGCCGCTTTGAGCCGCGAAGCAAAAATGGCGTATTCCAATCCATCGAAGAGCGCCAGGGCATCCCGGTCTCTATAGGAGTACGGCTTTCGGACGACACGGTAGAGTACAAGCCAGCCGGCGTGTTTTATCAGTACTCCGGCGGCTGGAAAACCGGCGACAACGGCCTGACCATGCAGTGGGATCTGGTCGATATTGTTGGCCTTTTGGCTGATCGTGAGTTTATCCCGCCGTCCATCCTGCCTACCACCCTGTCTGGCTGGATTTCCGCCCTAGTGGCCCAGATGGGAGAAAATTTCGCGGGCATGTACGCGGTAGACCCAAACTACGCAAGCGCGGAGGCAAGCGTCCGCGTGGCTGACGATGTGGTTGGTATGACATGCGGGGATATATTGAGATATGTCTGCATGGCGACGGGTACGTGGCCCAGGGCGGACGCAGAGACCGGATACCTGACCGCCGAACCCATGTGGAACCAGGGGAGTAAAATCACCCTGGACAACTTAATTGATTATCCGACCATGAAAGCCAACACCGATATTGCCGCCTTGTTTTTTACGCTGAACGATGGGAACGACACCCAGTATGTGGTATCCGGGAACTCCACTGCCTCCAACGAGACAAAATCCATCCAAAATCCGTTTATTAAGACGCAATCCCAGGCGCTGACTGCTGCGCGGGCAATCCTGTCCACCTACGGTGGGAACAAACTAGAGATTGTAGGCCGTGGAGACCCGGCCTCTGAAATTGGGGATGTGGATACGGTCTGGTTGAATGAGAGCACCGCAACCACGGGCCGCAGAATACAGCAGGACTTATCTCTCCAGGATGGAGTCCTCCGCAATTGCTCCAGTGTGCTGCTCCAGGCTGATGGAATCTTCCTTTATGATGGCATGGAGGTGATCACCTCCAGCGGCGTGTGGACAGCACCAGCCGGGGCCACACAGCTACGGATTATCCTGGTAGGCAAGGGGGAGGGCGGAGGCCATGGAGAGCCTGGCACCATGGGCAGGCAGGAATCGGAAGACGGATATGGAGATAGTGAGCGTGGTGAATACGGCGCAGATGGTTCGGACGGCGTGGGTGGAAAGGTGTGGACAGCTACCATCGACATCAATCCACAACAGTCATTTGAGGTGTCTTTTGATGGTTTTAATACCATTTTTGGCCCTTACTCTAGCGCAAACGGTAATACATACCCACAGGGTTACTCTGATGTAGCCAGCGGCGAATCATACGCCCGCACCGGCGTAGCGTCACCTAAGCCAGGCAGCGGAGATGGCGGAGCCGGAGGAAAGGGTGGAGCTCCAGGCTATGGCGTGTATAAGCATTACACGTGGGAGGGCGGCGGCGCTACTACGTTTAAGGTGTATGCCGAGCCAGAGCCGGGGAAACCCGGAGTGGCAGGGGCACAGGGCTGTGCCGTTATCTATTGGGACAAGGAGGGGTGAGTATGTCCGAAACATGGACGCCGCTGGTTATTTCGGCCAGTTTTGCACCCAACCCCGTATCAGTCGGGCTACCCACCGTCCTGTCTGTCGTAGTCATCGACGCCCAGGGCGGAGAGCGGGAGGACCTCTGGCACAGTGGCGAGGTCCAGGCTGGGGAGGTGTAGTGCGTGGCGATTACCCAGGTGCGGGCGCAGTTCAATGGTCAGTGGTACATGCTGACCTACAACGAAGACGCCAGAGCCTATCAGACGGCTATCACGCCGGATACATTCTCCGGCGGTCAGCCGGATGGGTATTACGACGTAACGGTAGAGGCTATCAACGACAGCGGCGTGGTGGTGACTACAGACGGGGACAATCTGCCGGGCCTTCGGTTGGTGGTGCGGGAGACCATCCCGCCCATCCTGACCCTGGTATCCCCGGAGGCGGGCTATGTGACCACTAACACGCCTGCGGTGACGTGGACCGCCCAGGACAACGATGGCGGCTCCGGTATCGACCCGGACAGCGCCATAGTGAAGCTGGACGGGAAGGCAGTTCCGGCGGAGCAGGTGTCCGTCACGGCGGGCGCAGGCGGGACGTATACCATCACCTATACGCCAGGGACTGCTCTGGCGGAGGGGCCGCACACCGTCCAGGCGGGCATCAGCGACAACGATGGGAACGCAGCTACGATGGAGGCAAACTACATTGTAGATACCGTACCGCCTGTGCTGTCCGCGTTGCTGTCCTTCAAGGAGGTGGTAACGGATGCCTATACGGTTACCATTACGGGGCAAACCAACGATGCCACCGCTCCTCCAGTGACCATGACAGTGATGGACAACGGGGCGGTGGCGGGACACCCGGCCGTTGGGCCGGATGGACGATTTTCCATCCTCCTGAATCTGGAGGTTGGGGAGAACAACGTCACGGTCGTTTCCAAGGACGGGGCGGGGCTGACTACCACGGCCAGCTATTACATCATCCGCATGGTTACCGACCGGACACAGGCCGATGTGGACGCCCTAAACGACCGTGGGACATACAACGCCTCTGATCTCAACCGGGTCAATACGGCCATGGCTTATCTGAACGGGTGGCTTTCGGATGCGGGATACGTCACCGGATATGCCGGCCAGGGTATTGCCTGGGCTATAGATGACATCCCGATACAGGCACAGATGGCGGACTACCTGTCCAACGTTGGGGCGATCGGTGGCACGTTCTCCCTTGCCAACGCCCCAGCGCTCCCGGCCTCGATGGAGCTTCTGACCCATGAAGGGGCCAATCACATTGAGCGGGTTTTGGTGCTGACCGACCAGATCCGCGCCCGCTTGAAGCGGTCGCCATTTTTGAGCGGCGAAATATTTTGTGGTGAGGTGTAACGATGCAAGACGGAATCATAGCTGGTAATGGAAACAGCCGGTATTTGAAAACGGTGGCGGCAGCGCTGTCCCTGTATCCTACCTATGAGGATTTTATCACGGCGCTGATCGCTGGGACATTTCCTATTGACCTGAACGGGATCAATGAGGCAGGGTGGTCGCAGAAGGGGACACCCCTGAACAAATTTACCTTGGTAAGTGACACCACAGAAACCAAGATATGGGGTTCAGCCGGGAACCATACAGTTGACCAGGTGTTCGGGAAGATACTTGGCTCGATCGGATATAGTCTGATAAAGGAATATACATCACCAGGGAGCTACACACATACCTTCGACCGCAAATATACAGATATTTTTGTGATTGTGGTTGGCGCTGGCGGAGGAGGCGGTGTGGGCGAGATAAGAAAAACAAACGAATATTACAACGAGTGGGAAGGTAGAGGCGGCGGTGGCGGCGGTGCTGGAGAAGTAGTTGTTGCTTATTTTTTAGACAGCACTAAAATTTCAAATAAAAATATTGTTATCGGCTCTGGTGGAAGCGGGGGGACTTCAGTGAGCCCCAACGGTGCAAACAGCGATATCGGCGGCAGAAAAGGCATGAGCGGAGGCAGTAGCAGCGCTTTCGGAATTACAGCGGCGGGAGGATCTCCAGGGGATAGCTTCGATGCTGGTAAAGCTGGTGGTGTGGCTTCAAATATCACTTCTGGTCCTGGCTTTGGCGGAAGAGGACATGTTAATGATACTGTATCTGAACAGGGAGAAGATGGCTCTCTTATAATGACATTTGGAATAAGGGCCCCAGGTGGCGGCGGTGGCGGCGGTAACAGCAAAGGTTCATCGACCGGTAATTCTGATGGGAAAGGAGCACCCGGTGGAAGCAGCGGCGGCGGAAGGGGAGGCAACGGAGCCACCTCATCCGCAAACGGAACCAATGGCGCGGATGGTAGCAGAGGTGGCGGCGGTGGTGGTGCTGGCGGCGGCTGCAATTTCCTTTACCAGCAAAAATCCTCTGGAAATGGGGGGAGAGGCGGACACGGATATGTAGCGATTTACGGTAGGGGGGCGTTTTGATGAAAACGGTTTATTTGAACGAGGATAACACTGTCCGCGAAATCATCCCGGAATATGCACTCCCGCCGGAGAAGTGGTATAGCGAGGCATTTGCACGACGCTGTGTAGAGGTACAGGACGATGTAGAGCAGGGGTGGCGCTACAACCCCGAAACAGGGCAGGCCACCCCGGACACAAGACCGCCGGAGCCTGAATCGCCCTCGGCAGAGGACATCACCCTGGACATGCTGGCCGAGCACGAGGAACGACTTTGTATGTTGGAAATCACCACCAATGCTGTTTGAGGAAGGGGAAGGACATGAACACGGTATTTAATCTCTGTAAGTTACTCATTGACCGGGGCCGCACCGACGGCCTCCAGGACAAGATGGATGTCTATCTCGCCGCCGACCGGCTCACCCCGGAGGAGTACCAGGAGCTGGCCGGGCTGCTGGCCCCGGAAGTGAGACAGTAATCAACAGCGGGATCGCTGGATAAAAGGATGTGAATCAAATGAGTAAGAGCATTACATATGTCCCGCTCTCGTCCGTGGAGCGGATTGAGCTGAGAGTCACCAACTGCCGCAAGACACTTTCCCAGGTCAAGGAAGAGACTGGTGCCCACTATGTGTTGAATGGCGGCATGTGGAACCCAGACGGCTCGGCCTGCCCGCTGCTCAAGGTGGGCGGGGTAATGCGCTCCGGCACGCCCTGGAGGGCGATGGGCTACGCCTGGGACAAGGGGCCTGACATCCGCATGACCTCTGAGCACGAGGGAGCGGATAACTTTATCGCGGTGGCCGCCCTAATTGCCTCCGGAAAGCCGGTGGATAAGCCCTCCTATGGCTCGGCCCAGGGAGGTAAGCGGGGACGCAGCGCCATCGGCCTGCGTGGTGACAGTCTGGCCCTCTACTGCTCTGGCGATGGGACCGGAGACGCAGCCACGCCGGAGGAGTTGCGGGACGAGCTGGCGGGGCTGGGCTGGGCCTCCGCCGTCATGCTGGATGGGGGCGGCTCCAGCCAGTGTGACTTTGGCGGAGAGCGTATCACCGCCAGCCGCAAGGTGCACAACTGGATTTGTGTGTATCTCAAGCAGGGCGGTACTGAGACTCCGCCGGAACAGGAGGACAAGCCTATGAGCAAGCACACTGTATGCCTCGATCCCGGACACGGGCCGGGCAACGTCAACGGATCCCCGGACGGTACATACAAGGAGTGGGAGTTTACCTGGGATATAGCCCAGCGCGTCAAGCCGCTGCTGGAGGCCCAGGGGGTGGGCGTGGTGCTCACCAAGACGGCGGACAATTACCCCAGCCTGACGGAGCGGGCCAACATCAGCAACAAGGCAAAGCCGGATTGCTTTGTGAGCATCCACACCAACGCGGCCGGGGAGGGTGGCTGGTCGAGGGCGTCCGGCCTGGAGGTATACACCAGCGCCGGGCCCATGACGGCCTCCCGCAATGTGCTGGCCTCCAAGCTGGTCAACGCCTTCCACGTGGTGGGCGTGAGCCTCCGAAGTGAGCCCATCAAGCACGAGTTGTATACCGTGCTTGCCAAGACGGACGCTCCCGCCTGCCTGATTGAGTACGGCTTCCACACCAACAAGACGGACACGGAGTATCTCAAGGATAGCAAGTACCGGGACAAGCTGGCCGAGGCCACCGCAAAGGGCATCTGCACTTATCTTAACGTGAACTGGAAGAAGGATGAACCTGTGAGCGATTGGGAACAGGAGCGCGACGAAGCGTGGCAGGCCGCGAAAGAGGCCGGTATCCTGGACGGTACCCGACCCGAAGACTCTGTAACCAGACAGGAGCTGGCCGTCGTGCTGGACAGGCTGAATCTGATTTGATGGAGGTACATATTATGGACATTTCTTCTTTGGGTATCACTGGAGTAGCGGTTATCACTGTGATCTGCTTCTTGGCCGGTCAGGTCGTCAAGGCCACCGGACTGGACAACAAGTGGATTCCCATTATCTGTGGCGTGTTCGGCGCGGCGCTGGGCATCCTCGGCATGTTCGTCATGCCGGAGTTCCCGGCCTCGGACTATTTGACCGCCGCCGCCGTTGGCATTGTGAGCGGCCTTGCGGCCACTGGTATCAATCAGGTTTATAAGCAGATGAAGGGGGGCTAACCTATGCCCGTCAATGATTGTGAGAACAACTGTACGCTGAAAACCAGGGTGGACAGGCTGGAGAAGGACTTTGAGGCCGAGAAAGAAACCAACTCCCAGCGCCATGCGGAATTTTACGCCCGCATTGGCAAGCTTGAGCAGGTACAGGCCGTCAGCGGGACCAGACTGGACACCATCATGGACAAGCTGGACTCTATCGCCCTCGACCTAACCGCCCTGAAAGAGAAGCCGTCCAAGCGGTGGGAGACGGTCGTGGCGGCTCTCATTACGGGCGCGATAGGGTATCTTCTGGCTAGTATCGGGATCGGGTAATTTCGCACACTGGACGGTGCAGCGGATAGGTTGGGCAGCGACAAAAACGATAGTAAATTGCCAAGCGGTTGAGAATATTAAAACACCCCCGGGGCTCATAGGCCACGAGGGTGTTTTTTGGCACGAGTTTATCAAAACAGGTATAGAAAAGTAAGAAGCTAGGGCCTACCATGGCAAAAGTAGGCTCCTAATTTATTTGGGTTTTATGTTTGTTGCAAAGAGATATCCTATAACAGCCGTTGCAATTGTTTTAGCGAACTCAAACGCACCTGAAAACAAGGACGATTCAATGTTTAGGACTGCATCTGCAACGGCAAATGAGACAATAACTGAGAAACAAACTCCAAGTAATATACCGCCGACTATGTTTTTATAATTTTCCACTTCATGACTATGCTTTTGGGCTGCTGCCTTTAATTGGTACGCCTTTGCATGGCTATCGGCATCAGACGATGATTCTACATCAGGGAATGGTAGATCCTCATCGCCTAAAATCTCTGGTTTTGTTGGAGTATCAGTCGGGCATTTGGTAGACATATGTAGTATCATCTCTCATATCGTCATATGTAATACGGTCTCGATGCTGGCAATATGCATGTGACCACCCAGAACCATCCTCGTGGGTGATTTTTGAAAGAGCTACACCACTATAATTTTTGTAAGTGTCCCAAACCCGATTTATTGCGCGCTTGAGATTGGGTGCGGTATCCTCGTCTATTGCATAAGAGTTTCCATCTGCATCTTTAGCATAAGATTTGATTGGAGAGCCACCATAGGACCTAAACTCATCATAAACTGTACGAAGCACAGGGCCATATTGCCATACACCAAAACTCTCAGAAAACAGTTCTTTCCTGGCTTGTTTTGCATATTCGCAACTAACAAAATATAATAGTTTCTGAAGTTTCATAGGGGTTACACTAATACCTTCAGTAAATGCGCGTTTCAGTATATTATTGCATACAACAGTTGGAGACATTGGCAT